ATGCCTCCACCAGCCCACAGCACGTTATCCCTAGCACCCCCTTCAGCAATCGTAGGGGCATCTAGGAGCGTGTTTCTTGCGCCTCCCTTGCTCCACATGCCCCTGCAATAAGAATTCCATTCTAGGCTTCCTTCGCCAAAGTTCTTGCGGATTGTATCCACGTTGTCCTGCCCAAACAAATACGGGTAGATTGTTCTGCCAGCTTTGATGTTGGGGGACTTCAGCCCGTCAAATCGGACGCACACGCCAGACTTGGTTTCCCAAAACTCATCATCATCCTGTATGCTACCCCATCCCATCTTCGGCTCACAGAACAACCCGTGAGGATCGAACATGGATGATGCGTTGGCAATGGCAATGAAGTGGTAGAAGTCAGTTCCAACCTCCAAGTTCGCCCTCGCTGAAAATACCGCCGGGTTTGTTTGGGCCGCCTCGTCCACAAGAATCACCATCCGTGGCAAGTGGACACCCTGTAGCTTTCCAACAGCTTGCTCTACTGCTCCGCTATCCACGGCGAGGGCTATGATGGCAGAGCGATCATCTCCTTTCTCAAACTGGATCTTGGTTTGTGAGTCAACAAGGTTCAGCCCGAATAGCGGAGAGACTGGTCGAACAAACTTCATCATCTCTGCCCAAATGCGACCACGCAAGGATGGGACAGTTGTTGAAGTGAGAGCCACACGGGTTCCCATTGGCTTTGCCAAATACTCCACCAGCGAAAGAAGCGTGAATGTGAATGTCTTCCCTGCCGCCGCACACCCAGTAACTCCGATCTCGTTGTGATTAGTCCAGGCCCATAGAGCAAGTTCGTTCCAATCATTCCATCTAGTCATCACATCGGGCCAGAGCATACCAATGCAATGCTTGATATGCTGTCCACGACTCAAGCCAGAGAATCGGCTTGGGTCATGGTTAGCCACCATCAGCAACTCAATCTCTAGTTGAGTTACCTTCGGGAACTTGCTGACATCCAGCCCGTAGGTCTGGAGCTTCATGGATTAAAGCCCCTTCAGCTGATTCCTGATCGAATCAAGTGCCGACTTCGGCTTGCTGGAAGACTCCTCATCAGAAGAGGATCGGTTAATCCTTGGCTGGACACTAGCCGCTTGCTTGGCACGGGTCTTGTATTTGGCAAGCTCTGCCTCAACCTGCGATAGCTTGTCAACCGCATCCTTCGCAATGACTGCAAGGAACGGGGCAATAGCCATGTCGTTCTTACTGGCAGTCCCAAGGAAGATATTCTTTGCGGCGGCAAACCTTTCCTCAACCATCTTGTTTGCTTCATCGTCATCCCCCTTGCGGAAGAAATCAGACTGATTGGAAAGATGATTAGCAACGCGATCAAAATTCTTTGTCAGCTTCTCATTAAAGGAATTCCTTTCATTCTCCTCCTCTTGAATCAACGCTTGGTTGGTGGAACGATAGTTTTCAATAGCAGACTCAAGCGATCCCCGCTTTCTATCCGCATCATTAATAAGTTCAAGGAATTGACTAGCGGCGGCTCCACCCTCAAATGCTTCGTCAATAAACTCAATTCGCTCCTTGCCCTTCAACGAAAACGCCCTTTCTGCGATCTTGGCATCATCTGCCATCTCTTGTGCATAGGCTACGGCATCCTGAATGGCTTGCTCATAGGGAGCTTGGAACTTGTCGCGGAACTTGGGAGACTTCTCAAATGCAGTCTTCTCAAGAGTGGCCTCCATTTCCTCCAGCTTGCGCTGATACTCAGAAAGCTTCTCCTCCTTGCTCTTGGCCTCTAGCTCATAAGCCTCTGCCTTCTTGCGAAGCTCTGCGATATTGTCCTCCTTGGACTTCTTCTTTGGCTTCTCATCCAAGATAGGATCTTCATCCTTGGACAAGTCAAGGTCATCAATCGACAGGTCAGCAAGACTCTTCTTCTCGACCTTCTTCTCCTGCTTGGGTTCCTCAATTTCATTTTCTCCACCCTCAAGGTGCTTTAGGAATTCCGATGAAGTCATCTCCTGCACCTCTTCAATGCCCTGTGGAGTTTGCTCGACTTGCGAGTAATCAACCTTGGGGATCTCTGGTGCTTTGAATCTCTTGCTAATGTTATCCTGCCAAGAATCAACTGGTGCTTCTGGCGTGGTTGCTACGATGGGGTCTGCTGGTTGTGTGTTGGTTTCGCTCATATTGGGTTAAATTAAAATTCGCCTTGGTAGGTTGGTGTAATTGGTGCTAGGTCATCGTCGGATTGAACCAGAGCCAAGTTAGCAAGATCGCTCCAAGCAGAAGCCCTACCGCAATCCCAACCAAAAAGGACATGGGAGTTGTTTGCAGATTGTAGAAGTGAGGGGCCACTTCCGATTGTTTTTGCCATTGTTTGACCCTCCAAAATGGCAAGTGCCTCTTGCATGATCGGCTGGTTAAGCAGTTCAGCAAGTGCCGTGGCATTCTTGGGGTCTTTTCTCCATTCATTGTATGTCATTTCATTAGTTCAGTTAGGGATTAATAATTACTCGCTTTCTTCCTCCATGTCGATAGCCTGTGCATCTCGTATGGTTTGAATCAATAGCTTGTGAGCTAGGGCAAGTTCGGAATCCTTTCCATGAAAGGTTCTGTGATACATATACCTGTCATAGATCAGAGCCACAATTTGCTCCGTTGCCTCTAGCTTTCCTTGATCGAATGGGTTCATTTTGATATGCGTTGGATTTCCCTCTGCAAATACCAAACTGCTTTGGTTAGGTCTTCAATTTCGGTAGCTTTGTTTTTATATCCCGCCCGTGAGATATACTTTACGGCATTGCCGCGATTAAAGTTCATGCACTCGGTGATGGTGATTATCTCAACAGGATAAATATCCTTGTAGTGGCTTGGGTTGATGGGGTCATTAGCCCCATCATTCGTGGTGGTCATTGGTTTTTATTTTGGTGTTTTACTGGGGAATGTTGGTAATTATGCCTCTTCTATAAAGCTCGTCAAGCAATTCTTTATCAGAAAAATTTTGAATCGACCCAAACTTTCTTCTGTTACAGGCTTGAACTTCCCTTGTTGCCCATCGAACATTTCCAGCTTCATAATTTCCATTTACATTTATTCTATCAAGTGAGTAAGACGGATCTGGCCTTTTACCTACATGGGAAAAGAATTTTTCAAATCCATCTTTTTTGTTCCACTCATCACAAACTCTTATTCCGCGATCAAAATATGCTCTTTTTACTGCAATATCTGTTTCTTTGCCAGAGCATCTTCGCCGCATTCCAAGCCATGCGTTATATTCTGGAGTGCGTGATCTTCCGTGTTTTACAGATATTGTTCCAGATTTAACTTGCTCTCTATGCAGGCATCCGCAACTTTTGTATATGCCAGTAGATAATGCGCTATGAGTATATTTAATGCGACTTCCGCAATCGCAAATACAATTATATGACCACCTTTTATTCTTGGAAATAATTTTTAATTTTCCAATTTTTTGACCAGCTAAACTTGTTTTATTTGTTATCAAGGTGCTGTGCTTGCGTATTTAGAGGCCAGCTTAACCTTATCTATCATTAGCTTTTGAGCAACTTGCTTATCCTTTAGGGCAAGCTGGTGTTGCATCTTTTGCTGTTTCAGCATTGCGTCATTCTGGAACTTGGCTTGATCCAACTCGATCTTGTTCATAGCCACCATCATTTGAGGAGTTTGTTGAGGTTGCTGTTGCTGTTCCATCATCGCCTCCTGCTCGCGCTCCTGCAAGTCCTGCGCCATGCTGTTAATCTGATCGGTAATCTTCATAAGCTCGCCAACCTGCTCGTTCATGTTGTCAAACTGCTCCCTGCGGGTAGGATCATTCTCCATATTCTGAAGGTGAACCAGCATATGCGGCAATGCGGCAGACATGATCTGTGCCGCTTGGCGAGGATCGACTTGTTGATCTTGAACGCCTTGAACAATCTGACCAGCAAATTGCAGGTGGACGTTAAGGTGAACAAAGTGGTTTTGGTCAGGATCAACGATGACTTGACCTCCGCTCTGGAACGCATTGTTCTCAAGCGAGGCAATAGACATATCGTTTCCATCTGGTTTAGTCTCTTCGGGGATACCAAAGGTATCAACGCCAGTCTGCCCAGCGATAGCCGCAATGTTGGCGTTAATAACACGCTTGCGGTTCGACTCTGGAAGCTGGGGAAGGTATTGCCCAATAAGCTCCATAGCTTGCATACGGGCGGCAGACGATCCCTGCCCAATGCTACGGGTCGCCTTGACTGAATCAATGTCAATCATTGCGGCGGCTGGCACTCCACGCTTAATGCAAGCCTCTTGGAAGGCAATGGCCTCTGGCCCTCCATGATCTTCCTCTAGGATGTTCGGATTAGCCAAGCGGCGATAAACCTCTTTGTAGTGAAGGTCAAGTGACTGAAGGTAGATTTCTGCGCGGGTATTAGTTAGGCGGCTCTTTTCGCCAATCTCAATCTCAACTTCCTTGTTACTCTTCTTCCTGCCTCCACCAGAGACAGAAGGCATATACGATCCTGTCTGATCGGATTCCTGCCCTTGGAACATTTGAGCAACTGCCATTGCCGCTTGCAGGTTGGCAGTCGTATTGACCTGCACGAGATTGAGTCCGGGGGGAAGAATGCGATAAGGCCCAAGCTGGATTGTTTTCAACCCCTCTGTATCCTTCGCAGAGTTAGGCTGGAACATCGTGGCTCCAGAGAGAATTGCCCCCTCAACAGTCTGGTTGTTAAGACGATTCATTGCCTCTGCCCAAGGATATAGAGCCTGTCCTAGTCCACGAACGCCATGATAGTATCCATTGCCAACGCCATTAAGGAACACCGTAAAGGCATTAGAGAACTTCTTGTAACGGCTAGGAACTTCACAAAGGAATTCCGTGCCATTCAAACGATCAAAGATGTAGTGAGAAATGCGCCCGTCATACTCGCGAACAAACATATGCGCCACCTTGATAACCTTGGACTTTGCATAGCTGTAGTAAAGAGCGTTGTTCTTTAGCTCCCTCTGATACCACTCCCAAGGTCGGCGTTGATCCTGTTCATCAACCTTGGCATCCATGATTGCTTGCTGGCATTCATCAACATTCCATCCACCGCGCTCTGCCGCTTCGGAATCTTCGATATAGCGATAAAGCTCCTCGCAATACATCTCATCCAATACATAACAAAACTCCCAAGAGTCTTGATCTACGCCAGCCCCCTTGGGGACGATCAATGCCCAAGGTTCAATAGCTTTTGCGCGGAAGTCAGTGCCATCTGCCCAGTAAAGACACCCCTGCCCGTGGATGGTCAGTTGTTTGACTGCCACCTGATGTTGCGTAATGAAGCTAGGATTGGTCTTAACCAGAGCATTGTGCGCCTCTTCGGTAATGATGCGGCTCCACTCTTCCCTCTTGCCCATGTCTTTTCCGTACTTTGTCTTGACGGTCATGTAGTGAGGAACAGAAGTAAGGATGTCAAAGTAAGGGATAACTGCCGCCTCAATTTTTGCCCCTGCGTGTCCCCAGTTTACGTTGATTCTATCGCTCTGCCCAAGCTCCCTCAACTGCTGTTCGTTGTAAGGAGGATTGCCATCAATGATTCCTTGAATCTGCGAACGACGATGAGAAGCGATCTGGTCGTCTTCAATCAAAGTATAAAGCATTGACCTAGCAGAACTTGCGTCTTTTACGCGAGTTTTTGGAACAGCTTCCCCAACATTGGGGTCTATCAATGCGTTTTGAATCATATCTTTAATAGGGAATCTGCTTGTGTAGTGTCGGGGTTTTTAACCCAACACCAGTCGGGCCTAGCGTTAGTTGTCTCATTTTTCTCCCCAGTTAGCAATAGATTTCGGTTGACATGAACAATCGCCTCATTCTTGCAACCGCATATCCCACAACTCTGTAGAAACCTATCTGATGGGGTCGTTCTATCTCCCTTAACTTTGGCAACTGTGCTAGTGATCGCTTGGCCTACAGCACATCCAGAACAAAAGTTAGATGGCATATTATAGTAACAACGAGAGCATATTTCAGCACGTTTGTTAGCCTCGTTTTGCGTAACGAATACCTCTTCCCCTTTTGCAACAGACATAGCCATTGCCGCTAGAGATTGAATTCCTTTTAGGATCTTCTCTCCAGATAGGTTGGGAACGAATCCTCTTCCATCTCCTCCATCAACATAGTTGCACCAGCCAGAAGGTAGCTTCTTGCAAATCTGATCCTCCACCCTATCCCTCCAGTCGCTAGGCAATGGAATTTTATTGTCCCTGTAATGGTTATGAACACGATCAAAAAGCTCATCCAGAGACATGACATCAGCGATTCGGTATCCGTTTTCTGGAACAACGAATGTGAATTTCCCCGGAGGGATTAGGTTCTTTTGGATTAG